CCGCCCACACCTCCGTTCCATGGCCAAGGCACGCAACTGGATCTTCACAGACAACAACCCTGAGCACGACGAACCGTCCTGGACAGACACAGTCAAATACGCAATTTGGCAAAAGGAACGAGGAGAGAACGGAACTGAACACCTTCAAGGCTATGTCGAGTTCGAGGGACCTAAGTCACTCACATATTGCAAAACGGTTTTACCAAGGGCACATTGGGAAATACGGAGAGGCACGCAGCAACAGGCTATGGACTATGCTTCCAAGGAGGCCACTAGGATTGGCGGACCATGGACACACGGCGTCCTTACGGTCAACGCGCAAGGTACTCGGAACGATCTTCTTGCACTCAAACAAGCTTTGGATGAGGGTACGTCAATGAAACAAATTGCCCAAGAGCACTTCATCACAATGAACAAGGCACACAAATGGGCTTACCTATACAGGAGTCTAACCATGGGTCAAAGGGACTGGATCACTCGCGTATATATTCTCATCGGACCATCCGGATGTGGAAAGACTACTTTCTGCAAACGAAATTGCAAGGATGCTTACTGGAAACTGCAACATTCAGGAAATAATGAGTGGTGGGACGGCTATGATGGACAGCGAGACGTGGTCCTTGATGAATTCTATGGATGGATCAAGTGGAATACTTTATTACGACTTATCGACTCAAGCCCTCTACGAGTCGAAATTAAAGGAGGCTCTACACAGTTCATCGCAAGACGACTCTTTATCACAAGCAACAGAGACATCGACTCCTGGTACCCCAACATCATGGACAAGTCTGCTCTCGATAGAAGAATCAGAGAATTCGGAGTAGTGATAACTGACTTTAATCAAGATATTATTGATAACTAAACACCCTGACCCTAAAACCCGCTGCGCTAGCTAGAGATTAATTAACCCACCAGATGGGAGTAGATGTGCTTAATTGTCTGAAATGATAATTGCGAACAACATCGAAAGCAACTTGACACGCCTCAGCACGCAACGGAGCTTCACCATTCAAACTGGGAACACCATAAACAATAGGCAGCCAAAAACGCGTAACCCCTTTGATAGACGACTTATTCGAGACCTTTGACTGATACTCAATCTTTCGACGCTTCGGATCACGAAACTGCAACGTCGCCGTAGCACCATCTTCAAGCTTAATACGACGCACCTTCAAAATCTTCCAGAGCTCACAAAACGTAGGATTATCGAACGGAGTCACCCCCAGATTCAAACTGGTCAACCTAAACGCAGCAGACGTATTCGAGAACTGAGAATTATCCGGCAAAAAATTAGAGAACACGGAATACGGATTATCCGACGGCTTCCAATCACGACGAGCAACACACTCGTAAACATCAACAATCGCACGAACACCAGTACCAGATATGTTATTCATAACACAATTCCAAGTAGCAGATGTAAACTCAAGAATCGTATCATCATTCAACTGGCCCTCCGGCTTATAGGTCTGAAAGATTTCATACAGATCATACCAATTACCATTAACTTTGCTAGAGTTATGAGTGCCATTACAGGAATACAACCCAGGAATGAGATTTGAATTTTGATTATTCGTCAACGTCTTCACAGTAACAGGAGTCTGATAACCAGCAATTGTGTTATACGCATAAGGGATTACAGCAACCTGAAGTGCAACTTCACCATCGATAACAGACCGAACACGATTAGCAAACTTCCTAACACGATTACGTAACTTCCTCGGAGCGGGACGACGCTTATAGAGCATGGCCGAATCGGCATATCGAGTGGTCGATCCGGTGTCACGCCCGGTACGGCGAGATTGATTTCCATTTCGGGTAGAAGACCCTGCGCCACGAAAAATACCAGCAACCCGATTGGACAGCCCTTGCCTAATATGGGAAGAATATGCCCTTTTTGCGATGCTTCCAAAAGCACCACCGAACGTATTGAAATGACCACGCTTGCCCATTGGGTGATGGCGATCGTGTCAAAACTGACACCATTCACAACAACACAACTATATAAAGGGACGGAACAGAAGTGGGCGGTAGTACTT